GCTTGTTATGGTCGTATTAGTTCCGGCCACAGGCGCTCCGGTAATCGCTAAAGTAGCTGCGTCTGTAATTGTAGAAGCGCCAACGAATCCATAAGTAGGGGATCGAATTAAAAAAGCTCTTTGGGTAGTTAAGGCTCCAGTTGCAAACTGAACTGTTCTATTAAGCGCATAATTAATGTCGACTGCTTCGGTTCCTGCGGTTAAAGTAGTATGTGCTCCACCGTTAATTACAAAAGCGGTTGGAGACCCTGTGGTTATAGCATTTTGCGTAACAACTACGCTATTAAGATTAAATGTGTTTGTAAATGCCCCGGTCTGAGTTGTATTGCCTGTTATCGTTGTAGCCCCGCTTACCGACCATCCTGACATCGATACCCACGAAGTACCATTATAAAATTTAGCTAGATGCGAAGTTGTGTTGTATGAAAATTCACCTTCATTTGGAGCTGAAGGATCAGAAGTAAACCCAACAATCTGTATTGGAGAAGTACTTATGGTTTGGGTAAATTGAACTTTATTGCTAAATCCCTTTAATATCATTAAGTGAGTAGTAGGATCGTAGGAAAAGTTAAAATTGTCTTCTGTTAAACCTGTGGCTCCCGCAAAGATTACAGACCCTTGCGTAAAGACTGAAACTGAATTAATAATGATATATCCTGACGAAGTAGTATCAGCTAATAAATATTTTAATGGGCTTACTGTAGTGCTCAATAATCCTGTGGATTGAACATAGTAAGTGCTACCAGCCACAAGGCCACTCAATCCAGACACGTATCCATTCTCTACTAACAGAAAAGTATCGGCATCAATTACTGACTGTACTATTCCTATTGGAATCTGACTAGATGTAATTTTCTGAAGTATTCCACTGCTATCTAGGTACAGCACGTTCCCCGTGACGAACCCATGAGCGGTCTTTGAAATTGTTTTTATCTCCCGGTCTAAAAAAGAATATAACTCCGCCTCATTCGCATTGAGTTTAATGAACGCGTTTCTTAGAGGGTCTCCTGTTCCATCGTTTGCTACAGTTCCGATATTTACACTTTGCTGTGCCATCAGAGCGTGTAGTCAGCGGTGAATAATGTGGTGTCGGCAGTAAGCATAGTGGTATCAGCCCTGTAAACAGCAACTGCACCTGGGTTCCTATCGAAACAGAAGTCGTCAATCAATACTTTTGACAGAAAATCAAAATCATCCTGATAAACTTTTGAACTCAACTCAAGGTCATCTTGATAAACTTTTGAACTGAATATAAAGTCGTCTTGTAATATTTTTATAACGTCACTCATTCCACAACAGCTAAAAGTTTTTCCTCTACTCGCTTTTGGTTCACATCGGTTATAAAATCGGAATCAGGGGCTACGGCAGTAGTCCTTATGAATACATCGCCTTTTTGGAATAGAGCACTTGTGGCCTGAACGATCTCGATCTCGATGATGTACTGAAAGTTAGTAACCGTCCCTGCGGCTTGACGGCAATTAGCTGACGGGTATGTTAGTGTTGCCAGCGTTTGTCCGGCCTGTCTTATTTCAGCTACAAAACTTACAACTGACCCAACAGCAATACCAGTAAGAGTTTTATCTTTTAAAAACCTTCTGTAAATAAAGTTTTCGCCTTTATTTATTCGTGCTACTGAGGTCGGGGCTGCCATTTCACAAAACTAATTGTGAACAGTCAATACATTTCAATTTAGGCTACACCTAAACCCTTGCGAACGGCTTTTTAGTTGTTGGTTTTTTGGTCATGATCTCAGAGTCAGCATCAGTAAGCCCCTCAACTTTTTCAAATTGGACAATGGCCTCACCTTTGGATTGTTTGAAATCAAGGTACTTACGCTGATAACGGAAGTATTTGTCATCGTTGTTAGTGAAGAACGTGACAAGGTCTGCTTTGGCGTTGCTGTTAAAAGATTTGCCTGCTTTATAGATTACGTTGTTGGTTTCGGTGTCGTACCAGCATGCGGTGTCTTTATTCCACCCAATTAAATCGGCACTAACAAATTTCTCCACATCTTTAGCCATGTCATCGATGCTGTAGTTACTGGATTTCATTACGAGTTCAGGGAATTTCTCGGCAAACTCTTCGATCTGATTGCGTCTCAGTTCTTCGGTTTGATATGGCATCTGACGATGATTTTTAAGGAACGCAATTATTTCAGCATCGTTTAGATGATCAATCAATGCTAACGCGGCTTTCCGGTTCTTACGTGCTGTGCGCGGCAGAATAACATCGGTTTCTGCGGTGACCTCCTCAAACCTGCGTGGCGACATCGGGTCTCGGTCAGGATTAGAGACATTGAAATTGGAAATCTTAAAAAATTTATAGATTTCCTGATCGTATGGACTTTTGCCCGACAATCGGATAATATCAATGTTGTTAGGCTCGAACCATATTTCATGGAAGACAACTTTATCATCTGCTCCCACTGACTTAATGCAGGCTATGTGATAGCCTTCACCAGTGTCGGGATCAATTACAAAATCTTCGCTTGGAGCGAGTTCGCTCCTTAAAAAATACTTTTTTGAAGTAGCATCAAATGTGTTCACTAATCGAAACATCGCTGTTTCATCCTTTTTCAAAGAAGGGACATTCAATTTAGAATTCTCTGGAAAATTGTTGTAATTTTTTGTCTTAAGCATAAAATTTGGTTTAAATAAAAAGAGGAGAAGCCGAAGCTTCCCCTCCAAAAAAAACTAAGAATCAACCTGTGAAAATACCGAATAATCTGGTTCCGATGGCTTGCAATCCCATCACGCTCTCGTAAGAAAAACGCAACACCGCATTTCCATCAGTAGCGCCATTTGGTGCAAGTTTACCGGTAATGGCTTCCAAATACCTGAGATCAGTACCGTCACCAGCCATGTAGCGGATAGTAAGGTAATCCCAAGTCTGTCCACCTTCATCGGTTTTGATCTTTCCTGAAGGGATAAGATACCCTTCACCATCCCAACCTCCACCTTGTGCTTGCTGTGAGGCCGTAGAGTTCAAGCCGAATAAGTTCGGATGATCGTAGGCATCTACAGTCTTCAAGTGAAGTGTGCGGTTGTAGATACGAAGAGAGTCAACACCGAGATCAAGAGCACGTTGTTTGCCGTCTCCGTCTCCGAATTGGTTGTATGTAATACCCCCGTTTATGAAAGCATTCACCCCTTGAGCAAATTCATGGAAGTCGGCACGTAATGAGCCGCCAAACCAAGCCATGTACTCTTTCGGAGCCTGGCGCTTATCAAGTGCTCTCATCATCGCCCGTACTTTTGCTTGGGTAATGATCGTACCGGACAGCGGAACAGAAACCCCACCTACGGTATATGTCGTGCCGTCACCGTTAAGGATGTACTGACGAAGTCCCTGAGTCATGTACACTGTGTTACCTGTGTTGATGTCAGAGTATTGAGCGGTCTTACCAACTAAAAGCTGGTACGCAATCTTCATCCTGTGTTGACGCAAGGTATCATGTTGTAGTTTGTACATCACGTAGTTTTTGCCACCGTATTGTACTTCGATGGTAGAAACTTTCTGCAAGTCAGTTACGCTGTTCGCGGTTTTGAAAATCTGCACCGTATTAGCAGTACGATAGAAACGTGGCCGTCTGCCTTGTGGGTCAGCGTCACCTTCACCCTGTGCATCGGAGAAGAAAATCAGGGGGTTACCTGCCGCCAGTGTTGCTCCTGTATTCAGGATGTCTGTGGTGTTGATAGGCTCCACAATGATCTGAGATGAAGAAGACACCGCGCCTCCAGTACCTGTTCCAGTACCACCGGAAGAGGTCACACGACCAATTTGCTTATTGGGAAGCATTACCAACTCATTTACAAGCGGCAAATTAAAAGTCGTATTAGCTGCGTTTGTAAGGTCAGTTTGTGCATTGAGTGTCAACAGTAAGTTGGATGCGTTGACAGTGCCTTTCGGAGAGTCAACTACAGAACCGTTACGAGTAGCGTCCACCGAAGCCACAGTAGCGACTTGGAATAGATAATCGTCAACGAATGCGTTATACAAGGGAACATCAGTGACAATCATCTTGCCAGTGAGTTCCATGATGTCAAGGATAGTTGAATCTTCTGCGGTAACATCGAATACTTCATTCAAGATGTCTCGTTGATCCAAAAAGTTTATGGACGAGATGTACGATTTGGTCGTTGCACCTGTGTACGATACTAATGCCATGTTTTAAATATTTTTAAATTGTTTTGGTCTATTTTTTACTTCTTTTTTGGCTTAGGAACGCTCCAAGAATCTGATCTTTCTCGCTTTTTTCACCATTGTTGACCGCTGCCCCGTTATGATTTTGGTTTAGCCTGCCGTCAATGTTGCGATCTTGCATGATCTTTTCACGTCTGCCTTGTCTTTGACCTAATTTGATAAGCTCCGTTTCAAAAGCAGCCGGGTTCATGGCATAGGACAAAACCTTGTTGGCTTTGTTCCAGTCCACTTTTCCATCTTTGTCCAGTAGTTTATTCCAGAACTTGTTCCCGTCAACGATCATCTCGACCACTGCTTGAGGGTTTTGTTCTTGGTACGCGAAGTATTGGCCATCTACCGGCACATCTATCCTTACAAGTTTGTTGTTCAAGAAGTCGCGAACCTCTTTGTTTGCCATCACTTGTTTTTGGATTGCTTCACGCTGTACTACTGGATCCACCTGCTCCTTTTTCGGGATACTGAATTTTTGCTGCTCTGTTTTCATGGACTCCCTAGTCTTAAAAGCATCTCGCTTAATAAGTTCTTGGGCTATCTTGAAATCATCAGTAGCAGCATCTTCTTCACTTACCGATTCAGGGTCAAATCCATATTTTCTTTCCAGTTCTTTTTTAAACAATTTCTCCCTAACGCTAGGGTTAAGATCCGAGTTTTCTTTGTTGAAAGTACGTCTAAGAACGTCCAAATCACCAACCCCGTCCCAATTTGTTGCCTTGGCTTCAAGGTATTGGGTTACATCCCCACCACTCTTATAAAACTCCAAAAAACCCTTCAAAAACGGGTCTTTATCTATTTCTTGCGCACGAGCGTAGAGTTCGTTACGCTCTTCGATTATGGCAGAAACCGAGATTTCAGCACCATTTTGGTCTACAGTCAGGTCGTTAAGATCAATTTCTTCGTCTTGTTCTTGTTGCTGCTCTTGAAAATCAGGTATTTCATCCATCGGGTCTTGATATTCGACCTCTTGGGTTTCCTGCTCCTGATTTTCTACCTGTTCCTCCTGTTCGGATTCCTGATTTTGCTCGTACTGTTGCTCCTGATTTTCGTCAGGTTGTTCTTCTACAGCAACATCGGTTTCAGGATTATCCAATACAGTCGTGTCTTTGCGATTGTCGTCACCAAGTGACCTGTTTTCTACAACTGTGTCAAGATTTATTGTTCTTTCAATCATATTTTAAACCTCTGTTATCGAAGCTCCTAACCATAAAAAACCCTGAGGCGTTGCCCCATTTGTCAACTGCACTCTGTACTGAGCGCCAGCAAAAGCATTTACGAGTGTTAATGTCGCCAACGTGTTAGCGACAACCGATGCGCTCGCTACTGTTTTCCAAGTAGTTCCTTGGTCTATTGACAACTGAAGTATAAGTCCACTTGCTGCGCTTGCCTGATCCGTAAGACAAGCCACATTAATCGACTTACCAGCTCCTGAACCCATGTTAGAAGCAACTTCTGCCGCGAACGAAGTTTGTCCTCCGGCTGCTATGGTTTGAATACCTCCATCAAATCCATAAAAAGCAGTTGTTGGAGCAAATGAACCCGCTCCGGTTAGTGCGGTTAATGACAAAGTATAATATCTGTTCAATAGCATGGCGTAAACCTATAATGAGAAATTCAAATAATCGCAAATTAGGAGGTAGGTTCGGTCTTTCGCACCGCATTAGCCTCTGCTTTTATCTTCTCCACACGTTCGGAGAATACGCCAGCCAAAGACTCGATCTCTTTTTTGACCTCGCCTTTTCGTCCTTCAATGACGCTCTTTAGATTGTATTCTAGTTCTAATAAAGCAGCCGCCCGCTGGGCATCGCTACTTTTACTTTTCTCTTGTAGTTGATATTCAAAAATCAAGGTCTTGCGTTTTTCTTCCTCCGCGGCCCTTGCGGCTTTGGTTGACTCCTGACTGTTAACAATAGCGTTTTGTTGGCTGATCTCCATCTGGCGTTCTTGGTTTTTCTTAATCCGATAAGCCAAAAGAAGTTCTGCTTGTTTTGTGTTTCGGATGTTCTCAATAGCGATAGCATCGGAAAGCGTGATCTCCTTGTTGGCCATTGATTGCTGCACTCTGGATTCTACTTTCTGTTTGTCGAGTTGATTGTTTTCCCAATCCACGACCACACTAAACTCACGGTCAATACTGCCATCATTACCTAAAGGAACTGGCGAGGTATCTCCGGTAACCACACGGTAAGGACTGTTTTTCTTGTACATCTTGGAATTGTAAACTCTAACCGCTACTTCGTCCGCTAGTTTCTCAATGCAATAACGTTCGGCCATGAGGAGGTGATGAATGGCATTGTTTGTGTTTTCCTGCGCCATGTTAGCGACTCCGTTCAATGTCTTGGGGTCGGGAGTGCTACCATCGGTGAGTTCATTGAATCCGATCATGTTATTGAGCAACTGAATATAATTGGTGATGACTCCAAAATATTCCTGTGCCTCAGTGCCAAGTCCGTTTTGTAGCTCTTCTATGGGCTTATAGTTAGTCGCACTGCCCTCTAAGTTCAGCCTCCGATAAACCAAAGAACCTGTCTGATTAAACATATTCAAAATGTTTATCGGCCTCATATTTCCAAGTCCACCGTCTCCCAAAGAGATGTCTTCAAGTGCTCCTATCTCTATGGATATGCCTTTTGGCCGCGCTCTCGCTATCACGTTCTGTAATTTGTACCACGTCAACGTTATCTGATCCACGACCGGTATCATATTTTCAATGAAAGGCATGGTCTCCAACACTCTCATCTCAGGGGCGGTTATAATATAGCTTAACCGGGTATCCCAATAGCTTGAAGGTCTGCGATAGATGTCGGACTTGTAACCGAAGTTGAAAATCAGTTCTGTTCCAATAATCCATTTCGCCCTGTAGACCACGACCTTATCTTCTTCGGCATCGATCTTGTTTTTCTTGTTGGGCGTGTAAGTCGGCCCGCCCTGAATTACGTTACCTGTTTTTTCGTCTTTTCTGGAATCGTAGAACTGTTTGTTTTTGCTCAAAAACTCTATGTCTAAAACCGGAATCTTAGCGTAGTCGTAAGCCGCCACGCCCGGAGCGGTAGCCCCATAGAAAGTAGGATTAAAATTCTGCCCCGCATTCTTTCGGGCAATCATTTTCAAATCCTCTTCTGTGATCTCGCCCTTGCTCATCTCCTTTGCCGCTTCCTTGCGCACCTGGTCAATAGTCATTAGAATATACTCACCACAGTACCAGATGTCTTCAAACTTAGGATTCACTGTGGGACTCACGATTATATTGTTGGGGTCAACAACACGGAATCCTACCTTACCGGTGATGTTATCGGTGAAGCACTTAAATGCCCAAATCCCGGCGTCAAAACCATAATCACGCACCTGTTGTAACTTGTCTTTCAACCGTTCGTGACTAAATACAGCATCTATATCTTTTTCTATTTGTAAGGACTCGTCATGTTTGTATCCGAAATCCATCTGCATCTGTAGTTCTTCTGCGTCTTCGGGTTCGGTTGGGCTTTTTTTAGCGAGATGGTTCATGCCAAGTTCGTTCAACATCTTTCTCACTTGTAATCCGGCAAAAAGTTCGGCTTCTTTCTGTACCTGATCGTCTAAACTTTCTTTGTCAATAGCCGAAACATTGACAGTGAAGTTGTCGGTCATCTTCGCGAACTTGTTAAGAATGATGCGCTTAAGTTTCGGGATTATAGCAGGAGGACTATAGTCCAAGTTCATGAAACTTGTGTTATCATCTTCCGACAACTCGAACATAGGTTTGTAGATGTCCGTAGGCTGTTTCCCCGCTGCATAAAGTCGGTTAAGATTGTATCTCATCACACCCTTGTTGAAAGACTTTATGCTCTGGTTTTGGAACTGTGTCCAAATCGCTTGCACCATTTGAAGCATCCACTTTCCGTCTTTCTGTTTCGGGTTTATGTCGTGTGAGGGGAAGTAAGGTATTGTCGAAGAGTTTCCAGCCATATTTTTAATTTAAATTTGTACGAAGCACTGATGAGTAAGCCTGTTTATGAATATCCATCCACTTGCTTTTAGGTTTATTGAATTTCTTTGACTTCTTGAATTTTGTGAAGTACTCTGAAGTGTGCGCACCGCTGATTTTCTTAGCTATTTCAAAGCGTCTTAATACCCTAGAAGCTCCAACAAGAGCGTAGCCGCTTGCCATGCCCACATCGTATTTTTTTGTATTAGTGATGTCAAAATCCTTCCAGTCTTTTATCAGTTCGGGGAAGTTTACACGCATTCCGTTTTTGTCAATAAAGGATTCGGTTTCGGTAACCATGTCTATCAATGTTTTTTCACTAGCGGCTACTCCGGGTATTCCTAAAGTTTCTACAATAAAATGTCCATGCCCCCGGTCTTTGAAATGCCTGATTAATCCCTGTCCCCTGGTATTTTCTATGAGCACAGGCGCTCCGTAATAGTGTGCAAGCATCACCATGTCCTCGAAAAACAACTTAGCGGTTTGTGCCCGGTGTTTGTAGAGGCATACAAAGTTTTCATGATGCGATGGGTCGTCTCCTAAAAACAGGTAAACCGCAGCCGCTCCGTTAGAACCCTTACCATCTACGGTGGTTTCGTGTTCATAGGGGTCAATTCCTATGACTATCCGTTTCCCGTTCAACGGATACCATTCTGAACCACGTCTTTCACAGTTGTTTTCTTCGCTTCCTACATCGAAAGCCCACGTAAACCAAAACTTACCGTTGTGCAGAAGTTCTCTTTTTACTTTTTCGCCATCCCATGTAAGTTTGCACTTGTCGTAATGCTTATTTGTCCAATTCAGAGCCGATAAACGCTCGTCAAGGATGTAAGAATTATAAAGACACTTGTCACTGGATGTCCTGAAAGCCTCTCGCCAATTTCTAGGTTTGATTCTAATCTCTTCGGCTTTCCTGCGTGGGTCGTCTATTGAATCTAATGTGTTCTGAATGAAATTAAGGGCTAAATCCTTGTCTGCTTCACCGTATTTGTCCACGTACATCGTATTCTGTGCCGGGGTGAAGTATCGGTAAAGGCCGGATTTTGTACGCCCATTTTTATCCCTTTCACCATAGTCGGATTCATCCCACAAAGAAACGTAGTCATCCATACAACCCTCCATTTCTTCCACGGTGGAGGTGTACAGAGCCTTACCAATGATATTCCTTGAAGTATCTTCTAAGCATGGCTTTATGATCCGATGCCTTCTCAATACGTTTACTTCTACGGTCTTAAAAACCTCATCGCATAGGTAGCGGTGTTTCTTTGAACCGTCATAAGCTGTCTCCACACTAGCAGCATAGTCAACAAAAGATTCCAGCTCTACGTCCGTGAAAACTACTCCTTTCTTACCTTTTACTGCGGGGGCGTAAAATCGCAGTTCGCTTTTAAGTGTCGAGGACGTATCCCACACCGGAATGAAAAAGTCAGGTAATTTCTTGAAACTAGGAATGAATTTCAATTGGAAAATATCCTTCCCGTCACCCTCGGTTTTAGACTGTATCCCCGCGATGGCAGATTGAGTTCTTGATGTGTATTCGTATAGAAAGCAACATCCGAAATATGTCTTGCCATCCCTTCGGCCAGCTAAGTCCAGCATCCCGTAACAATT